TAATAAACGATTTCTTCTTTTTTCTTTGAGAGGTCTTCAAATGTTTTTTGGAGATTGGTTTGAAATTCTTCTAACTTCTCATGCTCAGTATTTCTGTTTGCAAGGTTTTGGGTAATAGTTTGAATTTCATGTTCAAGGTCTCTGATTTGTCTCTGGTTGAGGGAAATCCGAGTATTGTTTTGAGAAATCTCATGGTTGAGTTTCGTAATCTCCTTAGATAGAACTGTGAATTGACGCTCTCGTTCCTGTTCTAACTTTATAGTCTCCTCAAGTTCTTGAAAACCTTTCTGGAGTTCCTTTGCCTTATTTTGAGCGTCTGTAATTCTATTTAACCGAAACTCTTCTTCTATTGTTTGAGTGCAAGTAGGGCAGACCGTATTCTCACTAAAAAACTTATGCTCTTTGGTAATAGAAGATACTTTCTGTGAGATCTTACCCTTAAGATTGTTAAGCTTTACTAACTTATCATCAGCACCAATAACTTCTTCCTGCTCTTTGGTATAAGTAAAAATCTGCTCTTCCGTCTTAGCATTCTCAGTCATATAAATGCCAACTTCTGCGTCCAAATTGGTAATTTTTTGTTGGTTGGCATTGATATTGGCATTACCACGATTCTCAAGTTCCTCAATAAAACTCTGTTGCATCTTCATCTTATCCTTAAGAGTTTCTTTCTTAAGTTCAAGAGATTTAATTTGATCTTTCTTTTCACGAATCTTATCCTTGATGAGATTATTCATCGCAGAAAAAATACGAATATCAAGAAGGTCTTCAATGACTTCACGACGATGTGCCGTAGTCAGTTGCATAAAAGGTACAAAAGTACTACTACCCAAAATTACAATTTGAGTGAAAGATTTATAGTTAACCTTAAGAATATTCTCTTCTAGAATTCTTTGATTAGCACGATCATCTGCTTCTTTATGCAGAGGAACTCCATTGACCTCAATATCAAAAATATTTGGTTTAATACCACGACGAACAAGATAATCTCGACTATTCACAGAGAATTCAATCTCTACAAGACAATCTTTTTCATTTGTAGTATTAACCAGTTGTGGTTTGTTAATCTTACGGAATGGTTTATTAAAAAGAACAAAAGTAAGTGCATCCAGAATTGTGGATTTACCTGCACCATTTGTTCCGATAATTAAATTTGTATGGTGTTTTTCAAAATCAACTTCTGTCCAATGGTTCCCAGTAGAGAGGAAGTTGCGCCATTTAATCTTGTGGAATACTAACATTCTTAGGAGGAATAACGATATCGTCAGGAGTGATCACAGCATACTTGTAATTATACATCTTACACGTCTTGATTGCAAGCTCATCATCAACTTCTACAACTTCCATTTCTTGTTCTTCCTGATCCTCTAATTGAAGTGCATAACGAGTTGCATCATCTTCTTCTTCAAACAGAAATAAAACTTTATGACCATATTGGTCTTGAACTGCATATGCTCCGTCGTCTTTTCTGTCTTTGAGTGTAAGAAGAAACATTTATTCTACTTCGCAAGCTTGTTTATAAAGATCTTGGAATATTCCCTTGATGACATTCTTATCAAACTCAAACTCTGCCTCATCAATATATCTATTCAAAATAGAAATCGTGCTTTCTTCTTCATCAATCTCAAAATCTTCACTTTCTTGAATATCAAAGTTTTCAACAATTTTAAGTTCTTGAATACCAGCAGTATAAAGTTTATCAATAAACTTTTCAAAATCTTTTGGTTTGGATTTCTTACGGACAATCACTTTAACAATCTTATTCTCATATTCAGTAGCATCAAACAACTGATAAGGAGTGTCCTCATAATAAATGTGATAAAACAATTTATAAGGATTGTTGATTGGAGTATGAGTGAGGGTTTCCGTATCAAAGATGTGAAAACCACGAGTATCGTTCACATCCGTCCAATACATTTCATAAGGATTTCCAAGATAAAAAACCTTACCATTATCAGAACGAGTATGATAATGCCCAGAAAATACTTTAGTGAATTTATCAAAAATCTTTGGATCCGTTCCGTGATCTTCCATAATCAAATTGCGATTCACACGGAAACCTTGAAGTTCCAAATGACCCATTGCAACTTTTGCTTTGGACTTTTTGATTTGATTGAGAGTTTCATCATAATTCTCACTACAAATCCAAGGCACCATCATAATATCCAAACCACCAACTTTAATGGTCTGTGGAGAACTATAGGTCCGAATATTAGGATAGGTTTGAAGGAGCAAACTTGGGGAGTTAACACTATTAGTATTTTTATAATAGCAATCGTGATTACCAACAACCATATGAACCTCATAATCCCGTAGAGGTTCAAATACAACTCGCTTTGCCCATTCCAGACTTTGATAATCAATTGACTTGCGACTATCAAAAGCATCCCCCATATGAATGACTGCTTCTACCCCTTGCTCTTTTAGAGCAGGAAAGAAAACATTCGTATAAAAGAGTTCAAAATGGTCGTGGAGATACTTTGAACCTTTTCTTGCCCCGTAGTGACTATCGGTTAAAATGGCAACCTTCATCTGTTATTTCTGTATTGAATATTATCTTTAATTGTATTATAGTCCGAACTGCTGCCAGAAAGCAAGCTGTCGTCAACCATCATAACCTCATCAAATCCTGTTCGTTCGATAATCTTGGTCTTAATATCTAACTGCTTCTTTTCCTTTTGAATTCTTCTCAGGAATGCATAGTGAATAATCTGAGTGAAGTAAGCAAAAGGATTCTTTGATTTCTCTGGATCAAAGTTGTGAATATATTGAACGCAATTTTCAATTCCGTCAGAAATCATATCCTCACGGAACATATAATTCACAAAGTTTGGTTTATATGATAAATGAGTCGCAATCTTTAGAAAACATTCACCAAGATAGTTTGGAATCGGTGGTTTGCCTTCCCAATGCTTTCCCCTATCTTCTTTGGTTGGTTTTCTATCATACTTTTGAAGAAAAGAATTTTCGACCTTAGAACGATAAACAATCATCGCTTCTAATAATTCTCTGTTGTTTACATAATGTTCAGTCTTTTTCTTTGACATACCATTGGACTCATCTATAATTTTTGTTTATTATAGCACACTTTCCAAAGGCTTGACAAGATCTGAAATCATGAGTAGAATCGCTTTGTCGCCTTTGAAGATAAGAATCTAGCCTTCTTTAAGACCTTTAAAGAGATTTTCAAGTTTCTTACGAGCATCTTCAACAGAAGAAATATAACCCATTTTGGATGAGGGTTTTACTTTGCCCGAAGGATTATAAACATCTATAGAATCATCTTCAATATAATTTGTATACATATTGATTAATTTTTTATCTTTAGTTTCAGTCATAGTAATAACCTTATCAAGTTTAATGATAAAAAAGTCATCGTCTGACATTTCTATCCAAGGTTTTACTTTAATATACATTCCATGTTGATTATGGAATGATTTCATTGTTACTGGATTTTGAAGTACAATGACAGCATCTCCATCATTTTCGTCTACCATAATTAATGATAGAATTTCTTCACCTGATACTAATTTAATAATTGCGTAAAACTCTTCTCCCATTAGTTTTTAAGCGGTATGTTTACAATATCATAATTAAAGTTTTCTTCGTTATAAACTTTGATTCTTTCGATTAAGTGATTAAGTGTATAGTTTTTTCTTGACTTATAACTGATATCATCGGCAATGTCATATAGAGTTGCCTTTACTTTGTTTTCGCCTTTTCTGAGTACTCTGCCGATAGATTGGAGATTTCTAATTCTCGACTTCGATGGTGAAGCAAACACAACGTTATGTAAGTTACGTATATTAATACCGGTAGAAAAAGTCCCATAAGATGCTACGATAATTGCATTATTTTCTTTTTCTGTAATTTCACGAACTTTCTCTCTTTCTTCAGTATCTACACCACCATGGACAAAGAAGACATGGCGCTCATCCTGAATGTTACTATTTATGAGTTCGTATAAAGGTTGCCCGTGACCTTCAACTCTAGAAAATAGAATTAGAGTATTACCTTTAAGGTCTAGAGCAAGGTTTTTAATAAACTTATTACGTTTTTCGTGATTGATAATATACTGAACTTCATCTTCAAAAGTCTCAAATTTATTCGGTGGGTGTTTCAATAGAAGAATATTAATATCCAACTTGGCAACGTGACCCTTCTGCATCAGTTCTTCTGTTCTGATGATTTTATATGAAGGACCAAATAAACCTTCTAGAATCCATTTATGTGTCTGCGTACCGTCTAGAGTTCCTGTAAAACCGTAACGATATTTTGCATCAGAAAGTTTTGTCATTATAGATACTAATGACTTTGATTTAAACTGGTGTGCTTCATCTCCAACGACCACATTAAATCTTGAGAAATATTGTCGGGGAAGTTTGTAGATGGACTGCCAGGTCGTAATGATCACCTGAGAGTCCGTTTCTCTTTCTTTTCCTGCGTATATCTTGTGGCAAAATGAACCCACATCCCACCCATAATCTGCAAAGTCTTTATACATCTGCTCTACAAGGGATGTCGTCGGCACGACTATCAGAGTATTTTGTCCTTTCTCAACGTAATATCTCACAATCGAATATATCATCAATGACTTTCCAGAAGCAGTTGGAGATATCAACAACTTTCGATTATGTTTTAAAGCGTCGTATACTCCCTCAACTTGGTACTCACGGGGAGCGTACTTGCAAATAGAAGTCATATAATCTTTCACACCTTCTTTTGAAATCATCTCATTGACTTCAAAAGGAAGACCATAAAACTTATTGTTTACGAACTCATAAGTATACTCGTGATTTTCACAGAAACGGGTAAGTTTATCTAATAGTCCAACATAAATCTCACCAGTCTGTGTATTGAATAAGCGTATTTTTCCGTCCCAGTGTCTGTTGCGAAACTGTGGCATGAATTTTGCTCCGGGCACGTCAAAGGTGAACTGATCCGCAAGTTCATAATAGACGTGTGGTTCTGCCTTTACCTGAAGATATACCTCATTCTTTTTCGATATAACCAAATGTGACATACGTTCATATCAATACAAAAATATTTATTGGCAATAAAAACGGGGTCAATTGAACCCCGCTTGGAATCTGTGCCATTCAATAGCATTTTTGATTTGATATGTTCTGTTTGAAACTGTCTTAATAATTTCCTCTAAGAACTTTAACATAATATCGTAATATCTTATCTTGAGTTCTATCTTACTTAACTTCTCATCACCATCCATATGCCTCTGTAACGCCTCTTTATCTCTAACTTTATATGGGAACGGTTCTTCTTCGTAGACCTCTATAGGCGCCTTTCCAGTGTAGTAGTTGTATCGTTCAAGTTTAACTCTATTAAAAGACTCTCTTGCCTTTTCGCGCAACAAAGTAATCGTATTATAGATTGTATAGTACTTGGCGTGAAGTTGGGGAATTTTTAAAGATTCATCGTGTAAGTTATCAGGATCTATGACAGAATCTCTCTGCCACATTTCCTGAATTTCATCAAGGTTCATACTGCTGTATTGATATTGTAGATAGTATACTTGAAAACTACGTCCGCTGTAAAGTACTGAACATCAGTTAGTGTTGAATCGAATTCTAAAGATGATAATGAAATTGGAAATAGGTCTTTGAATTTTACAATTGCACTTGTATTATAACTACTATCCAAAATATAAAGACTTCCATCACTAAATGCTTTTTTTGAATCTAAATCTCGGGTAACATCAGTTTCATTGCTTAATAAATCTCTGTATTGCTGAGTTGTTTCTGGAAAACCAAGTCCAGTTAACCAATTATGAACTGCCATATAATTCACCATATCTTCATCCACCAAAAATCTTAAAGATAAATCTCCATACTGAAGTTTATCACCAGGTACATCAATATCCTTTAAGTAACTTGGTTGTTGATTTAGTGATAATGTAATTTCTGGAATTCTAGCAGAATTGCAGAAAAAAGTAACCTTTGGTTCTTTGGATAGAGTGAATTTAAAACCAACAGGTGATAAAAAATTTCTATTTTGTATTTGCTTATTGAAAGCAGATGCCATAATCTTTTATTTGTATTTAGATAAAAAAAGAGGGTCCGAAGACCCTCTGAATCGAGTTGTGAACTAACTCACATTAGGTTAGCAACCTTAACTCTTCTGTAGTATACGTTGGCGTTGGTGGTCAGAGCACCAGCACCTGCGGTAAGACCCTCAGCGAATGGGTTAGCAACCATTCCGTAACGGGTCTTAAAGCCGATCTTAGGCTGGAAGGTGTTCTCGCCAACGGCACGTACCATCTGAAGAGGTACATATGGGCAATAGAACAGACCAGCATCATATGGGCTAGAACCCTTATATCCAACAACGTAGAACTGGTTAGCAGCAACGTTTGCCGAATATGGGTCAATGTATACGCGATACTTACCTTGGAGAACACCAGCGAAGGTGTTGCCAGTGTCATCAACGTTCAGGTTAGCATTGAGTGCAGGGGTATAATCGAGAACACCAGCCATTGCAAGTGCCGAAGCAACGTCAGCAGAGCAAAGGATAGTGTTACCCTTCCCTCTACGAGTTTGCTGTGCAATTGCGTTTGCATCGCGCTCGATTTGGAAGATCAGACCCTTGAACTTTTCAACCGACCAACGACCGTTGGAATCAACATCAAGGTCGAAAGTACCAGCGGTAGCGGTGTTAACTTGAGCACCAGGCTTAGCAATCTTATAGATGGTTCTGATAACTTCGCGGTTGATCTCAGCAAGAATCTCAGTTGAGAGAATGTTTGCGAGTTCAGCCTCAGCATTCAGACCGTGGATTGCCTTCAGATCCTGAGCAAGCTCAAGTGAGTACTCAGCTTTCAGAGCACGTGACTTAGCGGTTACAGTGACTTTCTCGATCGAGAATGCCATCTGGTTGAACTGATCAGATTCGCCAAGCGATTCTGCTTCGTCAGTTCTCATGCCCTGACCGACATTATAATCGGTTGGGCTTGTTCCTTGGTTTGTTGGGCTCAGGAGACCTGGGTTGCTACCTTGCTGAGCAGTGGTACCCATACCAACAGCACCATTGGTCCAACCATTGGTGTTGTTGAATCCGCTATCTTGACCGGAGAATGCTGAATCTACTTCATCATAGAAGGTCTCAGCGCCACTCTGAGTCTTATAGCGTGAACGCATTGCAAAGATGAGTCCAGTAGGACCGTTCATTGGTTGAACGCCACACAGATCATAAGCGATCAGGTTAGGCATTGAACGGCGGATAAGGGAGATCAGTACAGGGTCGAAACCTTGTAGTGCTCCGGTTGAAGCGCCGCTTAGACCAGTTCCAGTACCAGTTGAAGTGCTGGTGAAGTTGGTTGGTGCTTCGTAAAGAAACTCACGCTCTTCACGAATAGTTTTTTCTTGGTTTTCAAGCAGGATGGCAGTTACCGCTCTACGATGTGAATCTTTGATTTCATCGAGTCCTGAGTAGTCCAGAATCGGTGCCCACTTCTCCTGCAGTTGTTCCGTATTGTACATCTGCATTTGATTTTTACCTCTTTAAAAAGTTTTGTTTGACTTTATGATCTATAAATCACTTTTTAGCGACTCTAGTGAGTGTTTGAAGATATGCTTCCATAATTGGTGATACAGACTTAACTGCCCCTTCTTGGGTTGCATCTTCAGACAGACTTTCGGAGTCATCTTTTTGAGTACCAGTATTTGTTGGGAAGTATGATTCCCTCAGAGTTACCAGTTTCTCACGATAGTTTGCTTCACTATCAAACTCAACATTTTCTGCAAGAGAAGCGAGTTTGTCCTTCTGAGAAAGTGCAAGACCCTCAGCGACTTCAGCAAAAATTAC